TTATCGCCTATGTTCCAGATTGCTTGTATGGATTCGCTAATGATGGCGTATCTAAGTGGAAAGACGCATACAAAGCTGGGCAGGTCTTATTTCAGCCTGTTAGATGCTTGCATGAATATGATAGCACAATTAAAGATGCTGTTGATTGCGAAGTTGTTACGTTCAAAGATACTGGCGAAGATACAAGGCTTAAACTACCTCAATCAGAACTTGCCGAAATGCTTACAATCAGGCGAGGAACGCTTGGTAGTGCATTGCAAATCCTCTATATTATGGGCGTTCGCTCAGTCTATATGGTCGGATTTGATGGCGGTAATCATCATGCTGAAGGCTACGAATGGAAAACTAGACTTAGACACGATCACTACAAAGACTATAACGCAATTAGAAGCGCAGCTATTGACGCTGCATTTATTATGGGAATATCCCTAAAATTTCACAATACACCAGATAATATGCAAACAAACGGAAGAGTATTCGTAAGGATTTTGAGAAACTGCTTCGCAAAAGGCGATCCATACCCAGTTGGTGAGATCGCATCATTTGCTCCACATATAGCTAACGAGCTAATCGCTTGTCGATGTGCTGAGGCTTTTATTCCAGATAAGAAGTCAGAGCCAATTAAAGTGGAAACCGCAGAGGCGGTAATGCCGACTAAAGAAGTAGCGGCTATTACAAGAAAACCTAAAAAAGGACGTAAATAATGCGACCAAACTATTATATTTCCACGCAACCGCAGATTGAGCCTGTATCATTGGAGGAGGTAACGCAGCACGTTCGCGTCGATTCGTCCGATGATTTCGATTATCTATCAGATTTGATACCAGTAGCGCGGGAGTATATCGACAGTCTAACCTGCCGTAGCTCGGCCGCAACGGGATGGACTTTGGTTGCGGAAAGATGGGAGGATTTATTCAACGATACCCGCGAAAACCATGCGGAATATATCGACCCTATCTATGGCGTAGTTGACCGCTCTAAACCGCTAACTATTCCGCTTTATCGTTACCCGTTAGCTAGTGTTTCTAGCGTTAAATACTACCCATCTGGAGGCGGGGCATTAACCACGCTATCGACTAATGAATATCGCGTAGTAACAACCTTGGATGTAGGGGTAATTCAGCTAATCAACTCCGCGCCGGCACTAGCAGACCGTCCAGACGCTATCCAGATCGCATTTACGGCAGGTTCATTGCCAGCTAGCGCGGTAAATCGCCACGCTATCAAGATGTTCGTATGTCACCTATACGAGCAACGCGCACCTATCTCTTTCGGGGCTGAAGGCAAGGAAATACCGTTCACTCTCAGCGCACTTCTAACAAATCTTAAAAGCTCAGGATACTTTTAATGAACCCTGGTAAATTAAATCGCCGTATTTCAGTCAAAACCCGCACCCTAACAAGGGATGCAACGGGCGGAAAGGTTGAGGCGTGGGCGGATTTGAAGGAACTTTGGGCGGAGGAATTAAGTCAGAAGCAAGTCGAATCTACCGTAGGTGCTTCTGAGCGCAACGTAGAGGATATTCATTTTCGGGTTAGATACTACCCTAGCCTAACGAGCGGAACGAATAGAGTAGTATATCAGGGCAGGACGTTCGACATCGTAGGTATAATGGAAGAGGGGATTAGGACCAGTTTGATACTATCATGTAAATCAGTGGGAGGGTTGGCGTTATGATGATTAACTTCAAAATGGACGGGTTCGACCAGTTGGAAAAGTCGCTTTCTAAGATACCCAAAGAACTTAGGGACGGAGTGGAAAGAACCGCGTTAAGGGCGGGGGCTAAACCTATCGAAAAACGAGCCAAGGCAGGGGTTCCAGTAGCTAGTGGATTGCTTCAAAAGTCAATCGGGGTAGCTGTTAAAAAGAATAAATCAGGCAGCAACGCTGGCAATCTTAGCGCACGGGTTGGAGCTAGAACGGGTTTTAAAGAGGTTCAGATGGTCAATGGTCAGCCAGTAGAGAAAGACCCAGTAAAATACGCTGGAATTGTTGAATACGGGACAGCAACCATGCCAGCTAGACCGTTCATCAGGACGGCAGTTGAGTCGTCACGGGCGGAAGTTATGTCAGGACTAGCTAAGGGCTACGAAAGCGGCATGAAACGAATCGTTAGAAAGATCAAAAAGCTATGAGCTATCAATCCGACTTATACACAGCTCTAACAGGCAACGCAGGGCTAACCGCGGTTGTCGGGACTAACATTTATCCCGATATTGCCGACCAAACTGCAACCGCGCCTTATATTGTCTACTATATCTCATCTACAAGAGGCGAAACTACCCACGATGGGGAGAGAACTATTGAGTTCCCGCAGATCACTCTAACAGTTTGGGCAAAGACGAAAGCTCAAGCAATTTCTACATCCGTTCTAATAGATACAATTTTAGACGGAAATACACTTGCGGGTTCGTCTAATTTAAGTATGATCTTTTCTAACAGATCAGGGACTTATGACCCTTCAGCAAAACTCTTCGGGGAGATTCTCGAATACTCAGCATCAGCAAACATCAACTAAAATAACAATATGGCTAAAATTAAATCATACGGCGTTGCCGTTTCAGTAGCGACCAACGCAATCGGTGGTCTAACAGACGTATCCCCAGGCGGCACAGAAGTCAACTTCGTGGATATTACTACCCACGATAGTTCGGGCGGCTGGAAAGAGTTCGTAGGCGGACTTAAAGACGGCGGAACTCTTGAACTAACGGGTGCGTATAACGCAGGTGACGTAGGTCAAGATTATCTTAGAGCTAACCCAGGCGCATCGGCTGCAGTGGTTGTTACATTCTCGGATGCTTCTACTTGCTCATTTACTGGTATCGTTGGCGGTTTCTCAACTAGCGCACCTCTTGACGATAAAGTGGAATTTACCTGCTCTATCAAAATGACTGGCGCAGTTACCTACGCATAATCTAACAAACCATGAAGCATAAAGTCATAATCGCAGGTGAGGAAGTGGAACTTGAATGGAATCAAGGAACGCAACGTCAACTCGAATATCGGATGTCGGAAATCGGAGGCGCACCAACTACGGCGCAACTTCGCAATCCTAAAACATCCGTTGCGGCATGGTTTAAAATCTTGTGGGGCTTGCTGCCTAAATCGGAAGCCACTAAATACCCTGACCCTGAGGCGTTATTCATCGCCGTAGACCAAGAAACAGAGGGCGAGGGAATATTGAACGCATTGATTGCAATTAATAAAGAATCAACACAAGTTGAAACCCCACAAAAAAAAAGGAGCGCGAAGAAATAGCGTTTGCTAGAATTGAGCTTGGCATTGAAGAAGAAGAATGGAACTCCACAAATCCGAATCAATGCCAAGCCTACCTACAAGCATGGGAAACAAAGCAAAAAAGAGAAGAATTTAGATTAGCTAGATTGAGTTTAACGATAGCAGCTTCGGCTGGATCAAAGAAAAAAGGAGGTGGTGAACTAACGGTTTATGACTTCCTACCAGAATACGCAAAACCGAAAAAGACAAGAAACCCCGAAGAGAGCGAGAATCAACTTAAAGCCTACCTGAAAGCGGCAGCGGAAAGATCAAAACAGAAAGAACTAAATGGCTAGCGCAAAAAACATCGGTAACTTATACGCTGAATTATCCGTTCGGGATAAGATGACGCTCGGCTTGAATAAGGCTAAGAAGTCATTAAATGCGTTTGCCAAGAAATCGGCAGGGTTAGCTTTGAGCGGTAGTAAATACGCAGCGGCTGGGGTGGCGGTAACGGGAGCGGCATTGGTTGCAGGGACTAAGGGCGCGATCAGTATGGTTGATGCTATCGGTGATATGTCAGCTCAGACGGGTGTAGGCGTAGCGGCTTTAATGAAACTGCAACAAGCTTACCGTGATGGCGGTGGCGAAGCAGAGGACGCTGGCAAGGATATTGCTAGGATGCAAAAGACTATCGCTAACTCCAAGATGGACGGTAGTGATCCATTTACATCGATGGGGCTTAGTTTGGAGTCTCTTATGGCAATGTCTCCAGATGAGCAGTTTAAGACCATTGGAGACGCTATTATGCGGATTGAAAATCCAACTTTGCGTAACGCAAAAGCAATGGAGATTTTCGGCAAAAGCGGATCTAAACTGGTAACTGTATTTGCTGGAATGGAAGAATCTGCCACCAAATTGGGACGGATGCCAGAATTAGCTGCTAAATTTGCAGCAGCTATGGACGAGGCTAACGATATTTTTGGTAGATTAAACACCAAGAAGGATCAGTTCTTTGTGGGTTTCGCATCGGGTATTATTGGCGAGTTGTTACCTCAACTTGAAGAGGTTGATAAAAAAGATTTTACCACATTGGGAGAAAATCTAGGTAAGAACATAGCTATCGGATTTAGGGGATTAACAGATGGAACTTTGTTAGAAATAGCAGGTTTAAAAATGAACGCTTGGATACAAGATATTGGTGTAGGTATTCTCAACGAAATGAATGAAATAATTTCCCCGATTTTGGCTTTAATTTACGCATCTTTTGAGGGTCTTAAAAAATCAATATCAAACGTCTGGGCAGATATAAAATTTGGATTAACTGGTGACGCAGCAGAGCATGATAAGCAATTAAACGCTAGGGCTGGACAAAGAACTTTTAAACAGGCGCTAGCTGATTTTTATGGTAGCGGTGAAGATCCAATCTCTAATGAAATAGCAGATGAAATGCGGGCAGAAGCAGATTATTTGTATAATCAATTAGTTGGTGGAGTAGAGAAAGGATTGGAAAATGCAGCTGGTCGTATTTCTTTACCAATGCGAAAAGAGGGTGATGATATTGAAACGCCAACCCAACAAGCCAAATTGAATGTAGAGTCAATCAAATCAGAGGTTAACTCAATGCAAGCTAGAGGGCTTGGAATGGGACGCGAGAACGTATCTAGCAAAGTAGACGAGCAAATCGCCAATCTAAAGCAAATCGTAAAACTGCTAACGGAGCAAAATAAAATAAAACTTTCAGCAGTATTCTAACAATATGGCAGCCGAATCAATATACGCTAAAAGAAAATACGGGTTTCCGATTGTTAAGCCAACGGAAAAGGGGACGACTACGAGTATTGAGTATGTCGGGGCCACTTCATCGTTAGAATCCGCTAAACCTGACATTGGCGATACTTGGGGAGATTATGCGGGTATCGTTACATCTTGCTATCTTGAAGAGTTAGAAAACACGGGCAAATCAACCCTATTTGTAGAGGTTGAATACGAGTTCCAAGCTGGAGCGGGCGGGGATGATGTTGGAACGCTCGAAACCGTTATTTACGAGGTTGAATGGGTAATGTTCCAACGTTCGATGTTTGAACATCCACGGTTTGCTGGGTTGTCTGATACTGACATTATCGCCATTGAAAAATGGAAGAACGAAACGAATCCGACATATAAAGCTAACTATCAATACGAGGATACCGAGCAAAACCCGCCGTATGTTGATTTGTCGGCACCAGCCAAACTATTCGCAAAGGGCATTCTTTTGGGACAGGAAAGTTACGAGGATTACTCACCCGTTGTTAGAAAGACCTCAACCTACGTTAACGGTATTCCTCCAGAATCAACAGCAGGGCTAAAAGAAGATCCGCCAACGATAGCAAACTTACCCGCTCCTTATGAATGGCGCAAATCCGCAGACCGCGCTATACAAACCGCTAAACGCAATAAATGGGATAGAACCGAAGAATGGATTGGCGCAATTAAGGTTCTTTCGGACAAGGAAGAGGTCTACTGGGATCAACCGCTATGAACCTACCTAAACAACCAAAGGAGGGCGAACCAGTAAAGCACTTTGCGAGCGAGGTTATCAACTGGATGCGGGCGAATACCTTAAACCACGTCAAAGGCGGCAGGTTAAAACGTAGCACGAACGGGACTACGGTGGAGGTAATCGAACCGAAATCCCCATCGATTCAAGAGATATACGATCTTTTACCCCATCCTTGGAAATGCACAGCAAGCGGCGGGAATACGATTTATGTAGGCGAGGGGCGAGTTCATTCGTATTTAGATGGAAATGATCCGGGTCATAACGCATCTGCTAGTATGGCGGGATTCGGAGATTGGTCTGGAGGTAACGTAACGGTTACGGCGGCTACTGGTGTTATTTATGGTGAATTACCTGCCATAAATAGCGTCTCTCCATTAGTTGATATTATAGCAGACTCAGCTGGCGAATCGGGCGATGTTAATATTATCTTATTGAGAACAATGCCTGATCCAGAAACGTATATTACAGTTGGATTTGCTGAAACAATGCCTAAAAATGCTTCGGCTAATGTTTTTTATTGGGAAATCGCACAGGTAGCACTAACGGACGGTATCGCTTCGGTAACCAAGCAAGTATTGAGGCATGACCCTATGCTTTGGAATTTTACTCAGTATCTCTAACAATTTATTCTTGCAAATTCTAACAAAATCTAACAAATTACCCCTGCAATGGCGATTGACTTAAAACCGATGAGATGGGACTGGGCTGCGGTAACTCAAGGCGATACCTTACCAGCTATAAATTTAGTCGATACCGCTGCTACTTTCGCTCTTACGCGGGTATTAGTTACGATTGAACCAAAGGATAGCGATGTAGCCGCTTTAACACTCGATAGCTCAACTACTGGCGTAACTATTAACGTAGCAACTGCGGGTGCTTGGGATTATACTATTGCAAGTATTACCGCCGCTCAGACAGCTACACTAACACCAGGCTTTTATACGGTTAACGTCAAGGTATTTGGAACTAACGTAGCTCATACCGATTTTAAAGGTGAGTGGGAAATCTTAGAGAAATAAGAAAATGGCAAGAAGTTATACAATTACCCAAGACGGCGAATCACGGATCTATACTATCGAAGATGGAATCGGACCAGCTGGAGCATCAGTAACAGTCGATCAAACTATCATCGATGGCAGCACTAACGCCGTATCTGGAAACGCCGTATTCGATGGACTAGCACTAAAAGCGCCACTAGCCAACCCTACCTTCACCGGCATCGTCACAGCACCAAGGATCACAGGTCGCTGCGATGGTCTTGAGGTTTTTTGCAAAGCTGGACTAGCGATCAATGCTGGGCAGGTCGTATATGTCACAGGAGCGGATGGAAACAATATTATCATCGGGCTTGCACAAGCCAATACAGAGCCGACATCCAGCAAGACCATCGGCATCAGCGAGTCAACTCTTGCCAACAACGCCACAGGCTACGTCATCACCGAGGGGCTGATGACAGTCAGTATCTCAGCACCGTCTGCCGTCGAGGGCGACCCGATCTGGCTATCACCATCGACCGCTGGCGGCATGGTCTTTGGCGCAGCCAATAAGCCGGTGGCACCGAATCACATGGTTTATCTCGGCGTGGTAACACGCAAGACGGGCAACAATGTTGTCGAGATCTACGTCAAGATACAGAACGGATCGGAACTTGATGAGCTTGCCGATGTGGCGATCACAAGTCCAGCCGCAGGGCAAGCGTTGATGCGCGGTGCAAGCTTCTGGGAGAATCGCAGCCTTGTAAGCGCGGATATTAGTGATGCGAGCGAGGGTGGCAACGAATCCAGCGATGCGGCAAAGCTCGTAAAATACAAATCAGATGGATCAATATTTGCATCAACATTCGTTAGAGCATCATTGCCATCCAACGGAAATGCCTACGCTCAACTACAAAGCGCTGGAACTGAATCTGGCTTAGTTCTTTACAAATCAGCTACTGCAAGCGCAACCATAGCAAATAGTAGCGTAACGGGTGATAGAGTTTTACAATCACCAGATTTGAGCGGCACAATCGCTTTGACCAGCGACAGCCGCTTCACCGATGAGCGAGTTCCAACCGCAGCGGGATTGACCAGCAAGTTTGGGACAAATAAAGCAACAGTAGTTGACGCTGACAAGGTAGCAATCCTTGACTCAGCCGCATCAGACGCGCCGAAACATTCAACCCTGTCCGCAATCTGGACATGGATTCAAAGCAAGTTTGCATCGGCATCTAGCAAGACAACCCCGATCGACGCGGACTCGTTCAATCTCGTAGACAGCGCGGATTCCAACGCAGCTAAACGCGTCACAGGAACTAACCTTAAAGCCTATCTCAAAACCTACCTAGATACGCTCTACGTGGCTTTGACGGGAGATCAGACTATTGCTGGAGCAAAGACGTTCAGCGGACAGACGGAACTCACAGGACAGGCTGCAACGAACTCGACCAGCGCAATGACAAGAGATCTTGTTGGTAAAGAAGATTTTTACAATATAGGAAGGTGCTTTAAACCAACGGGTGCGTTATCTCACACTAATAGTGGAACAACTGGTGCAATTTCTGCTTTTAATTCAAGCGGAATATCAATGGTATCTGGAACTGTTGCTTCTGGTTATGGTAACACCAGAGTATTCGGAGAACCCGTAGGTTCTGATTTTTATATGCCTTTTTCTATTCCTCAAGGCTTTGCAGTTGTCGGGGTATATAATAAATCAGGCTACACAGATCCACTTGGAGTATTTCGGATTTTAATTGGTTATCCATCAGCCGCACCAACAGCTGGAGACGCTAATGCTTTATCAAATGCAGGATATGGCATGGAAGTTACCAGCAATGGAACAAATCACGTTTTCCGAGCCGTTACACATAACGGAACAACATTTACAGCTGGATCATGGGTTACTTTTGGGGTTTCCAATGAAAAACTTAGAAACAGATCGTTTATTGTTGAGTCAGATGCAGCTGGAAACATTACCGCGTCAATAAGTGCCGTTGATGGGAAAAGACCATTTACAACAGCAACCACAACAGGGGGGCCAACAGGTAATGGTTCTGGTACTAATTCATTTATCAACTTTCACACATCAAATAACGCAAGTGGAACTCCACTTGGAGTGTCTGTTTATCTAAAAGATTTCAAGTGTTATTTCGGATAAAACTAATTTCATATTTTAAAATTATGTCATCACTCATACCTAAAACAACCGCTCAGATCAAAGCCGAGAAAATCGATGCTTTGCAGTCCGAATTACAGCATCACGTCGAAAGCATCTTATCTTTAATTTACGCCGAGGCGAACACGGAAGGCGAGCAACAAGCCATCATGGATGTATTCGGCACAGTCGCATCATCTGCTTTAGCCAAATACGCTACGCTCCACGCTGCAATCTCAGCATTGAATCCAGCCACATCAGTTCCCGTTCCCGATCCGACCGTGTTTCAGCCACAACCAGACGGCACAGTTCTATTCGTTGCACCGCCCGCACCAGAGCAACCAATCGAAGAAGCTCCAGAACCATGAACGGACATTCGCACCTCTATAATCTAGTCAACGGAGCGATCGGAGCTTTCGGCTCATTTTTAGGCGTTCTCAGCACCTGCCAAGAACAACTTGAATTTAGCGTTAGAATCACAGGCGGCTTGATCGGTATCTTGGTCGGTCTGATTACCTTGTATAATTTCATTCGTAAAAAGAAGTGATCGAATCATTTCCAGATATTCCAGCTAAATTCGAGAAGTATGGATCTAATAACGGATCTATGCTGATTAAGGTATTGGAGGATTTTCGGTATCTATCTAGCTACGGAGTTATTAAAGTTCCAAAAGGATTTCTAAGCGATGGGGCATCTGTGCCACGTCCATTCTGGGCTATATTTAGTCCATTTAATGGCGATTATTTCGAGGCTGCCCTAGTCCACGATTACCTATATTCCAAGGCATCTGACATAAAACATCCAATGTTGACCCGTCCAGAAGCGGATGAGATTTTCAAAGAAGCAATGTATAATCTGGGGGTTGGCTGGCTAACTCGCGGAACGATTTACACCGCCGTAAGGGTAGGTGGATGGGCTAGTTACAAACGAAAATGAACGCAGATCCAGACAGATTGTTTGAGGTAACCGTGTTAATCACACTTATTTTGTTGATTGTCGGGATTATTCTGCTAGAAAGGCGTTAATGACAACGGAACAAATTAAAGCCATCCAAGCCAAGATTGGATCTGAACCAGATGGTTTTTGGGGTGAAAAGTCTATAATTGCCTGCAAGAATTATTTACGCAAATTATTGGATTCCTGTGATGATAGTTTATATATTCCTAGAACTGATCAGAACAGTCTAACTGCAGCTTACGGACTTGCTGGTGATGAGTCAGAATTAATTAATTTAGACGTTCATGGTTTGGGGGTTAAATATGAGGGACAATCAGTTAAGACAATAAGAGTTAATAAAGCCTGTTCTGCATCATTAAATCGCATTATTAGAGAATTAGCCATAATGCCAGAGGGCAGAACTGCTTTGAGCCAATATGCTGGATGCTACAACAATCGAGCAATGCGGGGTGGATCTTTGCCATCATTACACGCTAGGGGGGCTGCCATTGATCTAATGCCATCAACCAATCGCAATAAGCAATCTTGGCCAGTAAGTGCCGATATGCCGTTTAGCATTATGGAGGTATTTGCCAAACACGGATGGCTTAGTGCTGGAGCTTTTTGGTCAAGAGATGCAATGCACATGCAAAGGACAAAATAAACATCCATTACGGATAATTAAACCAACTATGAAACTACCGCGCCAAGTCAAAATAGCTGGTCAAACAGTTAAGATTCGCATTGGTAAGCTCGAAAGTGCATACGGGCAATACGAGCATGACGACCGAACAATCTGGATCTCGGACAAGATCAAAGACTACAAAACACAAGTCTTGACACTTAGACATGAGATGCTAGAAGCCACGCTACTAATAAGCGGCGTAGGCTGGCAAGAGAAGTATGAATCTGAGTGTGTAGTGAGATGTATTGATGAATTATTTTTTCCCGCTTACGAATCCCTAAACTTATGAGCTTTAAAAGATTTATTATAGCAGCAGACAGCCACGGCGAACTCATAAATAATGAGTCAATGTCTAAATTACTTGGGTTTTGTGATACGTGGAAACCCCACGTTCGGGTTGACCTAGGAGATTTGTGGGATTTCGCAACCCTTAGAGGCGGGGCTAGTGCTGACGACAAAGCGAGATCGTTATCTGAGGATTACCAAGCTGGCATTAGATATTTGGAACAATACCGTCCCAACCTACTCACTTTGGGGAATCACGATGCAAGAATTTGGGAGTGGGCGCACAGTAAAACAAACGGAGTAATTCGCGATCATTGCCAAGGCTTGGTTGATGCGTCTATCCGTAAGTTCAAACAGCTTAAAATTACGTGGATTCCCTATAAAGTTGGAGCATATTTAACACTCCCAGATAGCAAGGTAAAACTTATTCACGGCTTTCATAGCGGAGTCAATCCAGCCAAGATGCACTTTGAGAAGTATGGGTCTTGCGTCCACGGCCATGTCCACGCGCCAAACCAATACACAGCACGGCACATAGATGGTGGGGAAGCTCATTCAATCGGTTGCATTGGCGACATTGACCAGATGGAATACGCTGACAGGCACACCGCCAAGCTCGGCTGGAGACAGGGATTTGCATACGGAATAATCAATACCAAAACAGGAGATACAAAGATATGGCACGTAACGAAAGAGGGAAACACTTGGATAAGTCCACAAGGGATCATTTAAGCGCACTAGACGCGTTTATTAAAGCCGAAGCGGAACAATCTAAGCCACAGCAGGAAGGTGAGTTCACACTTGCTGAATATATGGGAAAAATGGAAATACTTGGCATCCACTTAAACGAGTCAACCGCTAGGCGGAAAATGGAAAAGTTAATTAAGGCTGGCGTATTAACTAGCCGTAAAGCTACTTTATCTAGGAACTTTATATTTTACAGATTCCTATAAATCAGTTTAAATGACGTCAAATGTCGGTTATGTCCGACATTATGTAAATGTAGCACATCGGCAACAAAGTGTGACGTAATACGCAAATTATGACGGTTTTCGTCATGTTTTGTATATGATACTCGTCACAACTTGAACGGGTAAATTGTAATAAAAGCAACTATCTCGTTACAGATTGTAACGGGTTTGAGTAGGGGACAGATTGTCACCTAGTTGGATTTACTTAATCTCCAGAAGAAAGAGCTAGGATTTTAAACTCGTTTCATCATTTGCAATACCGTTCCCATAATATGATGGAGACGGCTTAACCTTGGCAAGTCATAGTCCTTGGGAAGCTCGGAAGATGGGTATTTGCGATGGTATAAGCCATGACACCGCTCACATAGGCAAAATAGATCAGTTTCAGGTTCATTTCCTAAATTGTGGTAATTGTAATGATGGGCGTTTAAGTTGGCAGAATCACCGCATACTTCGCATTGGTTACCGGCATCTGCAAAGCACTTTAATGACAGTTCTTTCCATTCGGGGCTTGCTATATAAGATCGGTAGAAATCCCCCACATCACGGCAACTTTTGGCGACTGCATAAGATTTGTTTTTAAATTCGTCAAAATGATGATTTCCAAGCACATCAATTATGCTTTGGTGTTTTGAGGAATCCCTTTTTACTTTAATTAAAGGAGAACTTGGAGTTTCTTGATATGAAAAGTGATAATGAGACACAGCATTTAACTTATAGCTTTTAATATCTACTAGCCATTTTTTGAATTTTTTTAATTCCTTGGCTGTTATGATTTTACGGGTTTCCGCATAATATCTATTTGCAGATGGTTCACGAACAATGTTTTTACGTCTTCTTTTAATTAACTTCATACTTTAGCTTCGGTTAAATTCCTTTCTCTCAAAAGCCCCCCTCCCCCAAATGAAATGAATCATTTAGGAAGAGAGAGTGAGCCTGACTGCTTTGTTTTTGAAGGCGCAGTCGTTTAACCCCTACCTTCTTTTTGTGCTGTGTGCTGTTGGTCTGTGCCAGCTTCGGAACAGGTGACATATCCAATCCGCATAAAACGAAGAGGGGTCACGACTAGCGGTCTGATACCCCACTAGTAACGTGACCCCCTTTTCTGAAGGAAAATCATGGCTTATGAGGTATCAGCTCGATTGCCAAGGAAAAAGTAACCGCACACCCGATTTATTGCAAGCCGTATTTCACCTGATAAAAAAATATTTCGATTTATACAGAAATAATCCTTGCCAACTAGTGAACGGTAGGTTTATCTCAACCCAGCGAGGAGACACAACCTATGTTCAAATCAATATATTTCATCAAACCAGAAGCCTTTATTGTCTGTAAAATCTGCAAAGACCCTCATAAGGTTTCCGCGCCTGAATTGGTATTGGACAGGGACGGGCTAAAGGAGCTTACCGAAACGACCATCACCGATGCGCTAATCGAACGGCAAAAGGTTGACGGCTGGCATCATGAGTATTGCCCACGCTGCACGCACATGAACGCTGCCCGTATTGCCGAGGAGGAATTCAACGAACAGATTTAAGATTATGACACCAGAAATATATAATTTATACGCCGACAATAAACCTCTACCAAAAGGAACAAGAATAAAAACCACGCAAGGAGGAATCCCTACTGGAGGAGATCACGAACTATCTGATGATTTGTTGAAAACTGCCAATAAATGCGTTAATGGATATTTCCCATTCTGGATTCACGCATGGCAAGACCTTCATGATTCTCTTTTTATCCCTCAGAAACAGATTTGAAACCATGAATTTTAACATAGGAAACATAAAATCAGCCCCTAAAGATGGCACTTATGTTTTATTGGATTGGCCAGGTTCTCCATCTCCGATAAAGGCTTTTTGGGATGGATGGCACTGGAAAGATTGCTGGGGCAATATAATTACTGGTGCTTATCGTTGGACAACAATAAGCGATCCACATAGAAGAATGAGCGACACATCATACAGTAATTTACCATGATCGAGCCACAATACGAAGATACCAGCCGGTATGACGCGCCGCCAGACAACGAACCAGACCCGAAAACCTATGACGGATACCAAATCGGCTTATTCGTCATGTCCTTTCTACCAGACGGCAAAGAACATCAATACCAAATCCACGAAATCAAGGAACATCTTAAACTAGCCATCGACGGGCTGGAGGATGAGTTTTATGGCATAGATACAATATGAGCGTCCACACAAACACCAAACAACGCGCCATCATGAAGGCTAAGAAATGCGTTTCGCGGCTATTACCTGCGGGCGGTTTCAACTTCCAAATCCAATACGAGAACGGCTTATACACCATGCCGTCACCATACAAGACCACGCAATCAGTCAGAGCGCAAGCCATGATCGACAAGGCAAGGAAAGAACTAGGATTACCACCCGTCAAATACACGGGCGGATTCTGGCAAGAATATTTACAATGAACAAACAACAAGAACTAATGCAGGAATTCGCGAACATCCTCGAACGGGCTGAAAAGAACCATACAGAGGCTTACGCTGAACTCACCAAAACCGACAAAAACAGTCCTGACAGACCGTTAAAAGCAACCCTAGAATCATTCTATAACGGATGGCTTGAAGGCGTTAAACACATGAACAATACAGCAAA